TTAGCCATGGTCTTTCTCCACTGCTTCAATCATAGCTTTATAAATGTGTTGCACTGATCCAATGTAGTATCCTGATTCATTCTTTTTTAATGTCATTAGCCCACTTTCAGTCATTGCAAATGTAGGAACTTTCGGCACCAAAACAAACTCACCATCTTCAAGTTTTTCAAGCTTTTGTTTTAGCTCTGTGATTTCGGCTTGGGCTAGTTCTGCGCGTTTGCACCATGTTTTAAGATGCTCGTGAAATTGACGACAATTGGTATTTATTTCTATTACACCTGATTCACGCATGGCATTTATCATTAGTTGCTTTTCTTCCTCTAAATCAATCATTCCCAAAGCTCCTAACGTCCGTATCCGTAGCCCTGACTAGGGTTGCCGTAGTTATTATTCTGCTGACCATCTTGACGCTGACTATCCAGCATCTGCATTTGATCACCCCGAACTTCAGTCGTATATTGAGTCTGACCGTTTTGATCAGTCCACTGGCGAGTACGAAGAGAACCTTCAATGTAGATCTTTGAACCTTTACGCAAATACTGCTGTGCAATTTCACCAAGGCGATTGTTTAGAACAACTCTATGCCATTCAGTATTCTCTTTACGCTCACCAGTGTTTTTATCCGTCCAAGATTCACTAGTTGCGATAGAGAACTGAGTGATAGAGCCACCATTTGGAAATGTTTTGGTTTCAGGGTCTTTGCCTAACGTCCCGACAAGAATTACTTTATTTACGCCACGCATTCTTCTTCTCCAATAAAACCAATTTGACCGCCTAAAATTCCTTGAACCAAAGCAATAAATTCAGGACAGCGATTTAGAGAATTAACATAAACACGTAGCTCTTTGTGATTATGAGCATTTTCTTTAATGTAGCGTTCTGCTGCTTCTTTTGTTAAATGAGTACAAACATCTGACCAGTACACAGAGCCATATATTTTTAAATAGCTTGAATCCCACTCTTCCAAAGCTTCTTCTTGATCACTATCATCAAGATCGGAAAACATATCTCCAAATTTCTCAAGGGCAATACCGTTTAGCTCATGCTTTTCCGCTGCATCTAGACAAGCATATAGATCATCACCATTCTCACGACTTCCACCATTAGGTGTATAGAAACAATCAACATCATAAGAGTGATCTTTATCTTTACCCCACATCACTAATTTTTCTTGAACGCAAAAAATAGGATTTGCAGTGATGGCGTTATGTTCTGTTTGAGCCTTTGCTAAGGTTTTAACAAATTTTTCCCAAGTTTCTTTTGTATGTTTCATCTTTTTATTCCAAAAACAATATATGTATAGCAAGCGACACATCGACCTTTCGTATCTGCTTGCATGAGTTGCTTACAGTGGAAGCAGTATTCAAATTTCATCTAAGCGTTGCCGTGATCTTGAATTAATGATTTCTTCTTGTTGCCACAAGCACTCACAATTTCCGCTTCGTAATCTGTGTTTTTGAACTGTGAGTAGATAATTCCAAGTTCAGCCACATCTGATGTTTTTTCTATGCGCTGAATTGCTTCATCGAACGCAGCTTGCATCGCTTCTTCTTGGCTACGACCATCATTAAGCCAGGCAAGAATACGTTCACCTGTTTCAGCCGTAATAACTTCACCATTTTTGCTGAACAATTTGGTACGATCTTTTGTAGGCAGAGCAGAGTGACCATCATGAACAACATCCAGTGCGATTGTTAGTTCATACTCAAAACCATCGCGTTGTTCAGCTTTCATACCTAGTTTAAGAATCTTTTTACCTTCACCTGGAACCGTCTCAGTTTTGGCACGCGTAGTCGTGATGATGTGCATATCTGTTTGAAGTAATGCATCAATAAACTTGCGGTGGCGTGGTGTAGTTTCAGACCATGCACCCCAAGAGTTTCCACGAAAACGTGTTCTAGCTATTTCGTCATTAATCTCTAAACAACCACCTGTACCAGTCCATTCATGTGTTACAGAGTCAATAATGAGAACGTCATAACCCATGTTGTGTGCAGCTTGGATTGCACCGACATATCGCTCAGGTGTGTATGGTGGGCGTAGTGGCAACGTATCAAAAACAAACTCATTGGCGTATAAAGAAGCCGATTCATTTTCGGTATCAATAACTGCAATTTTCTGACCTAAACCACTTGCCAAGGTAAGTGCAGAGTAGGTTTTACCACTACCTGATGGACCATTTAAGTTAAGCTTTAATTTCGCTTTTTTGCGCTCAGCCTTAGTAAATACAAAGTGTTCCATGATTAATCCCCTTTGTATTTTCTTGTTGAGTAGATTTCAGGTTGTTGGGTAGATCTCTCAGCCAACTCTTGGGAAACACGAATATAATTCGGATCTGAAACAGGTAATCCTTTCGCATTACGCCACAAACTATAAATAGCCTGTGTTTTAGGATTTCCATAAACCAAGTTGTCATGCTTATGAAAATCTACATGAAGCTCGTATTTTCTGTATGTAAGCTCAAACTCAGCCTGATCAGGAGTAACACGAGAAAGTGCATTTATACCTTCAATAACTTTCCCATCTTCATCGAGGAAAACCCCATTTTCTTTTGTAGCTTTAAATGGGTGAAATCCATTTGAGCTTGTATAGACTAGATATGTGTTCATGCGTACACCTCACCAAATAGTTCAGCTTCTTCTTGTTGACACACCTGGTCTTTAATGTGCATCGATTCTTGGGTGAGCTTGGTATGCTCAGCATTGGTTAAGTGACCAAGTATGTAGAGTGTTTCGACAACGGCTTGTTTTTCTTGCCACGTATCGTTTTTGAATCGGTTAAGAATGTATTGTGCTTGAGAGTCTTGAACATTCATTAGAAATTCACTCCTAAAAACACAGCGATAGAAACCAAAATAGAGAAGGCGGTTAGAGTTTTAGCATCCTCAATCAGACGCTTTTTAAATAACTTCTTGTTTTGACTGCGGATTAGCTTTTTAACTAATCGCTGTTGATTTGCTAGATTGTTCTGTTGCATAATTACCTCGTTCCGATGGAAAGCCCGTGTTTGATTTCGACGTCTGCGCGGGCTTTTTGTTGTTTGGATGAGATAATAATAACAATGTTATTAATACTATTCAATAGTAATGTTATTAAAAAATACAAAAGGAAGTTTTATTTTTAATAGTAATGTTAATTAAATATAAAAAAATCCTGCATATAGCAGGATTTAAATTATTTATAATAAAAAATTATTTATTTTTGGTATGGCGACTAGGTGGAATTATCTCAATAACAGGAACAACTGACTCAACCTCATCCATATCAAAAGTACTTCTTTCGCTACTATTGATTGATAGTAAGTGTAAAACTGAGCCAATAACGCCTATATATTCTTTTATCACTCGATCACCATTTTTTAATGCTACTTCAACAAATTCAGTAACATGAGGTGTTGCCTGTGGATCACATACAAAGAACCAACCATTTCTAATTACTGGATACATTGAGTTACCTGTGCCTTGAATAGCGTAGGCATCCTTACTTGCATCTAAAGATGGAACATAGCCATGATTTTCATGGTTAGCCTCTTCAGACTCCAGTTTACGGTAATAACCATTCTCGTCCATCTTTTCAAAGGCTTTAACCGATACGAGGCGGCCACTTCTTTCTGTGTTCGTGCGTTCAATATGATGGACTCTACCAGCTCTATCGACTACGGATTGTAATTCTTCTGCTAAATCGGGACTTATCTCGCTTGGAGAAACGTTGAAATAAGAAGATAGCTTAATGAGGGCATCTAGGTTCAAAGGGGTTCTACCATTTAAATATGCACTAAAAGCTCCTTGGGTAGACCAACCACAACCATCTGCAACATCTTCTTGAGATACCTTACGGTTATTTGCTTTCTCTTTGTCTTTAAATTCCATCCACACCTTTTTAAGACGCTCAGCATCCGCTTGTCGTTCTTGTGATATTTGACGTTTTGTCATGGTGCACATTCTTTTTAAGCCTTTGATACTTACATAATAATAACGCTGTTATTAAACTACAAATAACAATGTTATTGCAAGCTATTAATAGTGATGTTATTATTTTATGGTTTTTAATAGTAAAGTTAGTGAAATGAAAACAGTACCGTTAATCTCATTGATAGACAGCCAAGGGAGGCAAGCAGTTGCCGACAAGATTGGTTGTCACCTAACACTGGTAAACCAAGTTATCTCAAAAAAGAGAGAGGTTTATGCAGTTGTTGATGAAAGTGGAGATGTAATTGACCACTGCTATGAAGTGCGAGATTTTCCGAATAAGAGAATTTCAAATGCCAAGAAAAAGAAAACCTCAGTTGTTGGTAGCAACTGAGGTTTGTTGTTCAAAACTTATGGAGCAATGAACATGAATATGATTACACAATTTAATCACAACCAAAAGAGTATGACAAGTCTGGAAATTTCAGAGCTTGTTAGCAAGCGCCATGACAATGTTAAGCGTACTGTTGAAAATCTCATTGACTCAGGAGTAATAGCACGCCCTCAAATTGAGGATGTGCAAAATGTAGTCAATAACCGTCTATATACAACTCAGGTATATATTTTTTCAGGCGAACAAGGAAAGTTAGACAGCATCACCGTTGTTGCACAGCTTTGCCCTGAGTTCACAGCAGCACTTGTAAAGCGTTGGTACGAACTAGAAAACCAACAACAGCTCCCACAGTCATTTGCCGAAGCACTTCAACTCGCAGCAGACCAAGCGAAGCAACTTGAACTGCAAGCACCTAAGGTTAATTTCTACGACAAATTAGCAGACCGAACTACCTTGATGAACGCAACTCAAGTCGCTCAAAAAATCAGTATGTCTGCTCAGAAGCTCAATAAGATTTTAGACACACTCAATGTCTACAGTCATGCCGTGAAGCGTGGTCGTGTATTTAAGCAATGGTTTATAGATCAAGGTTATGGAGAGCTGAAAGAGACAGATTTAGGCTACTCACAAGCAATGTTCACGACAAAGGGTGAGCAATGGGTATTTGAGCAATTAACGAGTGAGGGGCTTATCTAATGGGTATTTCTATTACAAAAGAAGTTGAAGTTAGCGCTTGTGTTGATGTGGAGATCGAAATTGGAGATGTTTGCGATTTTATTGCCTGTGCTAGCAGTGAAGAAATTGATGAGATTCAAAAAGCTGTCAACAAAAGTGAAAAATGCACAATTGCACCATTATTTGAATTTGACGCAAACACAATTCGCCACCTGGTAGAACGTGCAAACATTTTTGGTCTTGATGACATGATGGACTCTCTTAGCAGAGAAGCCGAGCGCATAGGTGTAATTTTGAAGGTGGGTGTTTAATGAGTTTTATTCCTAATTCTTTTCAGTTACCTAATGCTTTTGTTGATGAAGCAATGAGTCGTTTAAGCCCAACAGCTAATATGCTTTATATCGTGATTGTTCGTAAAACTCGTGGCTGGCAAAAGAACGAAGATGCAATTTCTTTAAGTCAATTTGAAAAGATTACAGGCCTATCTCGTAAGACTGTAATCAAGGCTTTAAACGAATTAATTTCTTATGGATTTGTTGAAGAATATGAGCAAAAAAATGCAAAAGCGCCTAAATCTTACTCTCTAAACACTAGTGTATTTTCTACACTAGTAGAATCTCCACTAGTGGAAAATTTACACCCCACTAGTGGAGAAATTCCACCAGTTACTAGTGGAAAAATTCCACACACAAAAACAACTACAAAAACAACTAATACAAAAACAATAGATATATGTAGTGAACCTGCTAAAAAAACTCGTTCAGTCTCTGAGAAATTTAAGAAGTTTTCATTTGAAAAATCACTCTTAAAACTCGGAGCAAACAAACAGTTCGTATCTGAGTTCATGGAAGTACGAAAAGCGAAACGTGCAGTCGATTCAGAAACTGCATTTAAGCGTTTTATCTCTGAACAACAAAAATCAGGTAAGTCACTTGATGAAGTCCTAGAACTTTGCATTGTGAACTCTTGGAAAAGTTTTAATGCGTCATGGAATCAACCACCAGCTGCTAAACAACAACCCGAAGCACCTAAAAGACGTTTTGGGAATCACTTCATTGATCAACAGCCAAAGCCAATGAGAGACGTTGGAGGCTACCATGAGTAACATTTCAAACCTGACTCAAGATGTTGGCCAAAACTTCCCAACTAAGCTTGCAGATCAAATCTTAGGTGAAATTGAAAGCCTACACGGTGATGACTTCAATAAAAAATATGCCCAGATGAAACAGAGCGAGCTTCTGAGCCTAACTTGTCGTGTTCTTGATGGTCTTACACCAAACGACATAAAACGTGGCTTAAAACGCCTCTATGAAGAAAAGTGGTGTCCTAAACTTCCTGAGTTTAAATCTTGGTGCTTACAAGCATCGGATTGGTGGACTGCTGAACATGCTTGGGCAAAGGCAATGCAGTTTGAAGCTGATAAGTCTGTGAAGATTACAACACTAACCAAAGTCGTTCTTGATGAGGTGCGTCACATCATGGACAACGAGGGGCAAAAATCAGCACATTTTGCATTTCGAGATATTTATCAGGATTACCTTGCAAAAGCTAAGCAGAAAGGGAAGTTGCAAGAGTTTTATGTCCCTCAAAAAATGGCTCAGTTAGGGCATTCAGAAAGCAACCGCAAAGGTGTTCCGTGCCCAGCGCATTTAATGAATCAGATCCGCAGTGTGGGTAAACGAGGTGTTGTATGAAAGCAGTAGATTTTATCCAGTCACATGGAATTGCAAGAGCAACTAGAATTGTTAAAGCAGCACCGCAGTGGGCAGTTTATTACGATGCAGAGAAGCGTTGTTATGACGATATACGTTGTGAAAGTAGCGTTTCACTAACTGAGCTTGAGGAAGTGTTAGTGGGGTGTGGGGAATGAAAATTCTAATAGCATGTGAAATGTCTGGAACTGTTAGGGATGCATTTATTGCTTTGGGTCACGATGCTATTTCTTGCGATATACAAGATACCCAATCTCCTGGTCCGCACTACAAGGGAGATATTCGAGATCTACTTGATTATCCATTCGACATGATGATTGCACATCCACCTTGTACACACATTGCCGTAAGTGGTGCTGCTTGGTTTAAAGAAAAAGCATTTGATGGTCGTCAACATGCTGCAGCAAGCTTTTTCATGATGCTTGCCAAGTCAAACATCCCAAGAGTTTGTATCGAAAATCCTGTTTGCATCATGTCGAGCTTATGGAGAAAGCCTGATCAAATCATTCAACCATGGCAATTTGGTGATGAAGCTCAAAAAACAACATGCCTATGGTTAAAAGGTTTGCCAAAACTAACGCCAACAAAGATTGTGGATAAGGGTGAAATGGTGACTTTTGCAAGTGGTAAAAGGATGGCGAAATGGTATGCGGATGCAAGAGGAAGTTCTGAGCGCTCAAATATAAGAAGTAAGACCTTTCAGGGGATAGCTGATGCAATGGCAATGCAGTGGGGTGGAGATAGTCAGCAGGATTTATTTGGAGCTAGTGCATGAAAGCGAATGAGTTTATAAAAAAAGCTGGGTTGAATGAAGTAAAGCGTCTTTTAAGCACAGCAACAGTTGCTAACGATAATCAGGTCGGGGTTATCCCTTATAACCCTTTTATTGGCATACCAATTGATATTGGCGAACTAAAACGCCTGATTGAGTCGTATGAGTTGGTTGGTTCTTTTGGTGGTTTAGAGCATGCCAAATGCTTCTTAGCTGAAAATATTCCTTGTGCAGATTCAGGTGTTTTGAATAAAGCCATAGCTGATGTGGAGAGCTGTCAATGAGTTTAGATAATTTGTTAACTACATTGGCTGATCTTGTGCCAAAAAATGTTCCTGAAATTGAAGTGCTGCCAATTACCAATTTCAAAGTGGGTGACGAAGTCTTAATTATATGGGTTGCAGAAAAAGAAGTTTGGACAGTTTTAGCTTTGTGCAGTGATGGTTATGTTGATATTCGATGCAAGACTTCAAAGGCTGCAATGAGCATTCCACTTGAACAGCTTAGATTAGCTAGTCTGCTTCTAAATAAGTTTAAAAAAGGTGACTTGATTGTAGTAATGGATGGTTTGTATCAGGAAATTTTTACAATTACAAAAGAATCTAACGATGGATTTGTAATTGAGCATGAATCAGATGCGTTTGGGGTACAGGCTTATTCTATTGAATACCCATACTCTGATATTCGCCATGCAACCCCCGAAGAAATCAAAGCAGGGAAGCGGTTGCCATGAATAAACATGACCAAATAGCAAACAAGGAGGCAATTTAATGCCTACTTTCTTTGCAGTAATGCTTTTCTTATTCATGACGAGCTGTAAACCACAAACGAATATAGAAATTATGTTTTATGTCTTGGTTGTAGCAATTTTAGTTGGAGGTATCGTTGCACTAAAAATATGGGGGCACGATGCGTAGAGCTGCCAAAGTCGATGCCAATCAAACAGAGATTGTTCAGGCATTACGTCAGATCGGGTGCACAGTAGAACACTTGCACTCGGTGGGTCGAGGTTGTCCCGATTTGTTGTGTGGATTTCGGAACAATAACTACCTACTCGAAGTGAAGGATGGAAGTAAGCCAAAATCAAGTAGAAAGCTAACACCTGATCAGGTGATATGGCATGAAACATGGCGAGGTCGGGTTTACGTGGTTGAGAGTGTAGATCAAGCAATAACAGTAATACAAAAAGGATAAGGGTTAGAGATGAACGCAGTTGCTGAACGACATATTATGCAGGTAATGGATTGGTCTAAGTACAGTCTAGAAGAGTGGTTATATCAGTTTGGAGCATGGCAATATTCAAGTTCAGGCACTTGTGGGAAAAGTATCAATCCAATTGCTGTAGCTATGGATCAGGCTGTAGTTAAACGTAAGAAGTTTAAACTGGGCGTTAAAAAGCAAAGACAAGTTATTGCAGACTATATGGTCAGTGATCTGGATACTCCTAAGCCTAGAAGAAGTAAGTTTGAATGTAATATTACTGATGATGAAGCAAGAGCAGTACAGCATTTAATTTTAGATATGCAGGGTAAGTCTGAAATATTAGATGAGTGGCTAGATGCTGTAATAGATCGTTACTTTTATGGTAACTCTTGGGCAGATATGGTTACGGAATCACGTACAGGAATGGATGCAAAGTATGATGTGAAATGTGGCTTAGCCGCATTACACGTACGATATCCATTTATTATTTTTTAAGCAGTTGACCTTGATCAAAGCAACTGCTATATTTCTGTTATAGTGAACGAAGTTATATAGTAATTCACTAGGCTTTTAGACAGAGCCATCCCCTAAATTTACTTACATTATCCACGGTGTAAGTAATTCTTTATAGGCTAGATCTATCATGTGGCTAGCCTTTTTTTATGCCAAGCCCTAATTTTTTATAGAATTTGCTTTTTAAAAAAAATAAGCTATATTTAAACCGATGATTAATATTCAATACTTTATGGGCTTGCTTTGAATATTAATCATCGGTTTAAATATTATATTTCCAAGCTCAACTGTTGCTTTGTCCTAAGTTATAAATTACTGATAAAAATAAGTAGAAGAGTGTTTAAATGACAGCGAACGATATCATGTTTTTAGCGTTAGTCGATGGTGGGATAGCTTCAGTATTTTTGGCTCCATTCTTCTTATTACTTGCTGTTATAGCGTATTTCAAACGAAAGAAAAGTAATAAGTGGAATAAAGCATTTAGAATCTTTTTATTTTGTGTGGTTGTTTTTGGAATATATGCAATCCTCTTTGCTTCATTTATTCATGAATTACAGAAATAACTAAATAAGTTATCTAGTCTAAACCGCAGTTACCATAAAGGTAGCTGCGGTTTTTTATTGAGTAAAAGAAATATGATGAAGTGCCCAATATGCCGAAGCTCATCACATACAAGAACAAGTAGATACATCACAGATCAAACTAAAGAAATTTACTATCAATGCCAAAACATAAACTGCTCAGCAACGTTTAAGACAAGTGAGACGATAGATAAAGTCATCTCAACTCCAAGGAAAGACCATGAACAAGAAAAACGAATCACGCAAATATCTAAAAGAATATGAAACTGAATTAAGAAAATATCAGAGTCTTTCTAGAAAGTTTATGGGCGAAGATGAATTGAAAATGGTTGATGGGCAGATAAGAGTTTTTAAGAGATACATAGCAAACATTAAGGTGATGCTAAGTGCTCACTAAGATATTCAGCATATTCGCATTCTTCATACAGTTTTTTAAACCCCAACAAAAGGAAGTCATCATGACTGATTTAGAGCAACAACCACAACCAACAACTGAACAATCTACAGAAAGCACAATTACAACTATCGCAACAGAAGCAGAAGGTGTAATTAAAAAAGGTGTTGAAGATTTAGAAGCGGCTTACAACTTCATCCAACATGGCGTTGATTTTCTAGGCCCTGATGCTAAGTCTGAACTTTTAACACTTGCGATTAAGTTTCTTTAATCCAACAGCTCAAGGATGAGCAACTATGCGAAGTAATCAACGTTTAAACGCGGTTAGATCATTGCCTTGTGTGAAGTGTGGTAAGCCAGCACCAAGTGAAGCGTGTCATGCAAATTGGTCTGAGTATGGTAAGGGCATAGGAATAAAGGCAAGTGATGAATTTGTTATCCCCTTATGTAGACAACACCACTATGAATTCGATACGTACTCAAGTATGAAACGTGATGAGTCGAAGTTGTGGTTTGAACAGATGCTGGCTAAGACGAATCGAATGCTAGCAATGGACGAGACAGAAATATTCTAGTCCGAAATTTGTAGTTTTTAATATGGAGCCAATAGGGCTCTTTTTTTATGCCTGAGTGTTTAGTTGCGTTCTGCACTCAAGCTTAACTTAACTCAAAAGGAGTTACTTATGAATGCGATATTAAAGCCGATTGACATTGTTAGTGTTGATAAGGGTGAGCCAGTAACAAATACTTTGCAGATTGCATTCGGTTTAGGGTTAACACATAAATCTGTGATTCAGCTTGTAAGAACTTATTTTCCAGATATGCAGGAATTCGGGAAGGTTAGATTTGAATCAAGCAATTCCGCATTTGAAATGGCGAATTCAGATCGTGAGTCTAGCCGAGGCCGCCATACTCGATATGCTGTACTAAACGAACAACAAGCTACTTTCTTAATGACGCTTATGCGAAACAGTCCAAAAGTTATTGAGTTTAAGAAAGCACTGGTTAGATCATTCTTTGAAGCAAGAGCATTTATCCAATCTCAGGATCAGACTTATAACAATATTCACAATAAGATTTCATTGCAGCTGGGTATGGAAAAAGCTGATGCAAGTCTAGCAGGGCATATTCTTGGTAGTTATAGAAAGAAACGTGATGTATTAGTGACTGCGCTTACTGAAGTAGAGCGACTTATGCAACCGTGTTTGCCATTTGAACAATGATTTTTAAAGGGTATGGCTTATTGCCACGCCCTTATATTTTGGGTAACTAAACGTGGGGAAATGACGATGGATCTAAAACAAACATTCGTCATTAAGTCTCATACTGACCAGTTACGAGTTCAAGACTGCTTAAGCAGAAACAGAGAGGAAGCTTTGGAAAATAAGACACCTCTCATTGTTAAAATATCAACTAAACAAGAAGATCGAAGTACAGCACAAAATAGACTGTACTGGAAGTGGCTTAATGAGTGGTCTAAGCATATTGGATCAGATAAAGACTCAGAGCATTACTTCTTTAAGAAGAAGTTTCTTATAGGGATATATAATAGGGACGATGCTGAATTTGCTGAGATGTGCCAAGCGATAAAACAGCTTAAAAATAATGAGCAAGAAGAGTATGAAGCAATAGCTCAGCATGTTATTCGGATGACAAGTACAACAAAAGCGACAGTGGTTCAGATGAGTGAGTATCTAAACAACATCCATGATTTTTGTGTGGTGCAGGGGAAGTATTTAGAAACGCCTGATGATTTGAAGTGGGCGGTTGAAAGTTGATCTATTTGGGTTCATGATTAGACTTTATTTAATCAATGGACTGCAAAGCTATGTTTATAAAGATTCAAGAAAAAATCATCAATACAGCATTAATAAATTATATTTTTATTACGGATGGATACAAATATATGGGTACAGGTAATCCTAGATATGAAGTAGATATTCATTTTAGTAAAGATGATGCGGTTACGTTGAAATTTGAATCGTCTGAAGAAATGAATGAGTTCTTAGATAAGCTAAACTATACCAAGTAAATAAAAGCCACCTTCGGGTGGTTTTTTTTATGGGAAAAACAAAATGACAGACGCAACACAAGGCGCTGAACAACTTAAAAATGAGCGTCATGAGTTGTTCTGCCAAGAGTATTTAAAAGACCTAAATATTTCACAAGCTGCCGTTCGTGCAGGGTTTAGTGAGCGCTCAGCTAAACAGCATGGTTTTGATGTTTATAACCGTGAAGAAGTTCAAGAGCGTATCCAGTACTTAAATGGCCATCGCTTGAATCGAGTTCAAGTTGACGCTGATTACGTCTTACAGCGGTTGGTTGAAATTGATCAAATGGATGCATTAGACATCATGGATGATAGCGGTAAATTGCTACCACTAAGTGAATGGCCAAAGATTTGGCGACAGTACATTTCTAACTTTGAAAGCATCGAATTGTCTGATGTTAATGGCGCTGTTAAGAAAATCAAATGGCCAGATAAAGTTAAAAACCTCGAGCTACTCGGTAAACATATTGCGGTTGGTGCATTCAAGGATCGTTTAGAGCATACAGGTAAGGACGGTGGACCTATTGAACACTCAGTAGAAGCTAAACCAAAACTTACACCTGAAGAACTCTCAAAACTTACAGCTCAAGAGTTATCTCGATTAGCAATTAATGGGGAGATTTAATGTATGCACTTGAAGAAATCACACCTCTCTTAAAAGACTGGACAATCAATACAAGACTTCCTGAAGTCATTGCTGAGATGACTAGACGGTACTACTACAAAGCAGTCACTGAGCAATCAGAAGAATCCAAGAAAGCAGAAATCGAGAAATGCAGAAAAGACCCTGTTCATTGGTTTAATCACTGGATATGGACTTATGATCCTCGTGGTATGGCTTATGGTTTGCCAGCGAATCTGCCTTTTGTACTTAGACCCAAACAAGTTGAATTGGTTGAATGGCTACTTGATCGAGAAGATACGCAGACCAGTGGTCTAATTGAAAAGTCTCGTGATGAGGGAATGTCTTATGTCGTGCTTGGATTTTTTCTACATCATTGGCTTTTTGTTGATGGTTTTGCTGCAGGTGTTGGAAGTCGTAAAGAAGACCTAGTTGATAAGAAAGGCGATCCTAAAACGCTACTTCATAAGTTTAGAGACATGTTCTCTAAGATGCCCTCATGGATGAAGCCTAAAGGTTTTAGTGAGCGCGACCATGACAATTATTTGCGTATTGTGAACCCTGATAATGGGGCAACCATTACAGGTGAGGCAGGTGACAATATTGGTCGTGGTGGTCGTACCTCGATGTACTTACTTGATGAGTGGGCATTTACAGAGCGTCAAAATGCTGTGGATGCTGCAATATCTCAAAATACAAACGTACACATCAAAGGTTCAACGCCAAACGGTATTGGTGATCGATTTTATCAAGATCGTTTTAGTGGTCGTTATCCTATTTTTACAATGCCTTGGCGTGATAACCCTGATAAGAATTGGTCAGTTGAATACAAGGGTAAAAAGATTCACCCATGGTATGAAAAGCAACTTGCCACATTAGATGATGTTGTTCTTGCTCAAGAAGTAGATATTAACTATGCGGCTTCGGTTGAGGGTGTGCTTATTCCTGCTGAATGGGTTCGTTCTGCGATAGATGCTCATAAGATATTAAATATCGAACCGACTGGCGACAAGATTGGTGGTCTCGATGTGGCAGATGAAGGTAAAGATAAAAACTCATTTGCTGGTCGTCATGGGATATTACTCAAACGCTTAGATACATGGTCAGGCAAAGGCGATGATATTTTTGGCACCACACAAAAAGCCATGGATATCTGTATCGATGACGCTTATTCAACATTGTTCTACGATGCTGATGGCTTAGGTGCCGGATGTCGTGGTGATGCACGAGTCATCAATGAAAAAAGTCGTGAACTTGGTCGAACAGAAATCACAGTTGAATCATTCCGTGGTTCTGCATCAGTACATGATCCAGATGGTGAGATGGTAGAGAAACGTCTAAATAAAGACTTCTTTGCAAACCTTAAGGCACAGTCTTGGTGGTCTTTACGACTACGCTTCCAAAATACGCATCGTGCTTTAAATGATCGTGATTATGATGCAGACAATCTTATTTCAATCTCTAGTGATGACCTTGATAAGAATGAGATAACACAGCTCATTATGGAATTATCACAACCGACATACAGTAAAAATGGTGTGGGGAAAATACTTGTAGACAAACAGCCTGATGGCTCGAAATCACCTAACCGAGCTGATGCTGTAATGATTTGCTATAACCCGCAACTCTCAAACATTGATGTTTGGAGTAAGCTTTAATTCGAGTCTTATATGAATATCTTAAAACGTACTACTGTACTACTGATAGTTTTCAGAACTTTGCGGCTCGGGTTGGCTTGGGCACAGGAAATCAGCATGACGATTCAACGTATGGCTTTAACTTTCTAAGTCGCAACCGCTTAAAACTTGAAGCAATGTATCGCTCAAGTTGGGTAGTTGGTCAAGCGATTGATGTTGTTGCTGATGATATGACACGCGAAGGTACCAATATCCGCGGTTTAGATGATCCAAGTGAAGCTGAGATTATCAATGACACGATGGACCAACTAGAAGTTTGGGATCGTCTAAATGAAACCATTAAATGGGGTCGTTTATACGGTGGTGCATTGGCGGTCATGCTTATTGATGGGCAGGATAACTCAACACCACTTAATCTAAAAACTGTCGGTAAAGATCAATTCAAAGGACTACTTGTTCTTGATCGTTGGATGGTTCAACCCACATTGCAAGATCTAGTTACTGAGTATGGGCCACATTATGGCAAGCCTAAATACTATGATGTGTTTTCTGATTCAGTTGGATTATGCAATGAGCGAATTCACTACTCACGGGTGATTCGTATTGATGGTGTGAAACTCCCATACTGGCAGTCAATTGCTGAGAATCTATGGGGACAGTCTGTTATTGAGCGCTTAGAGGATCGTTTAACGATTTTTGATATGCGACACTCGGTGCAGGGCAACTTGTTTATAAGGCGCATTTACGTACGTATAAGGTAGATAAGCTGCGTGACATTATTGCGACAGGTGGTCGAGCTTTTGAGGGCTTGGTTAAGCAAATTCAGCAGATCCGTTTATGGCAGTCCAATGAGGGCTTGACCCTGATGGACTCTAAGGATGAGTTCGCAACCCACCAGTACAGCTTTGCAGGCCTTGATAATATTTTGATCCAATTTGGACAGCAGTTATCAGGTGCGCTAGGTATTCCGCTAGTGAAGTTATTTGGACAATCTCCTGCTGGGTTTAACGCAACGGGCGAAAGTGATCTATCTAACTACTACGATGGGATTAATCAATCTCAAGAAGGCCGATTAAGAACACCGCTGAATATACTTTTAGAAGTTATTTCGATGTCTAAACTTGGCAAACCATTGCCTAGCTCATTTAAGTTTGACTTTGCATCGCTTTGGCAAATTGATGATGAAACTAAGGCAAATGTTGCAGATAAAGTATCTACTGCGGTTTCTCGAGCGGTAGAAGATGGATTGATTTCCCGTCAAACAGCGTTGAAAGAGCTACGTCAATCATCAGAAGTAACCAACATTTTCTCTCATATTACTGATGAAGAGATTGATCAAGCTGAGGACGATCCACCGCCTCCAAGTGAGATGACAAATGAAAAACCAACTGACACGGATCAACCCCCATCGAGCGAGGAAGGTGGAGATACGGTACAGCCAGCAGCTTCGAAAGATAGCGTTTTACATTGATACGATTGTTAAAGGATTTGATTTAAATAATCTAGATAACTATCCCATCATTGCAAATGCACTTAACCAATATGCATCGACATTGCATGAATGGGCTGTAAATACCGCAGGTCGCATCATGATGGATGTGGCTTTGCGGGATCAAAAGACATGGCTTATTTATGCAAAGGATATTTCAAAAGGCGTTCAGCATGAGATACGAAATACACCTATAGGTGCAACGTATCAGCAGCTGCTTGATGAGCAAGTCAATCTCATTAAATCTTTGCCTTTAGAATCTGCCCAGCGTGTTCAAAATCTCGCAACCAAAGCCGTTATCGGTGGGGGTCGTACAAAAGAAATCGTCGACATGGTTATGGAAACTGGCCCTGTTGCAAATTCTAGAGCAAATACAATCGCACGAACCGAGATAAGCAGAGCGCAAACAAGCTTTACGCAAGCACGTGCCGAGCATTTAGGTTCTGAAGGTTATATTTGGCGTACAAGTAAAGATACTGATGTTCGTCATAGTCATCAGGAAATGGATGGAAAATTTGTGCGATGGGATAGTCCACCAACGTTAGACAATATGACAGGTCATGCTGGATGCTTTCCAAATTGTCGGTGTTATGCCGAACCTGTTGTTCCCGAAGATTACTAGAGCCGAAAGGCTCTTTTTTATTGCCCAAGGAAAATAGTATGACTAGAAATGAAGTACGTTTAATACTTGTTCAGCAAGCATTAGAGCAAAGAATAATTAACCATGACTATATTGTAAGAGTACTTGAGCCTTTGGTTTCCTATATCTGTGATGGAGTGCCTCAAAGCCAATCACCCAAAAAAGATGAATGAAATCATGTTTAAAAAGAAAACGAAAGATAGTCGAACCCTAGATCGATCAAATCTTTATACCACTGGCAAGATTGGACGTACACGCGAAACCACACCTGAAGGTTATTTGCTATGTCGTGATGTTGCTGTCGCACGAATTGGTGTTCTGCAATATGGCAAAGGTGAAGTTCCTGTTACTGCTGACAATACAGGTTTGATCTTGATTGAGCGTGGTGAAGATGAGTTATTCGATCCAAAAACGATTTCAAGTTTTGAGGGAAAGTCAGTTACAGATGACCATCCTAACGAATGGGTAAGTCCTGAAAATTGGAAAGAACTCACAGTAGGTACAACACAAAATGTTCATCGTGGTGAAAGCCCTGATGATGAATTTTTGCTTGCTGATCTACTTATTACAGATAAAGAAACCATCGATAAAGTTATGGATGGAAAAGTTGAAATTTCTCTTGGCTACGATGCTGACTATCAAGAAGTTAGTGTGGGTAAAGGGGTTCAGAGCAACATTTTAGGTAATCACGTTGCATTAGTTGATAAAGGGCGTTGTGGTTCACGATGCCGTATAGGAGATAGTTTTATGGCGACAAAGCCCACTAAAAAACGAGTAAGTATTGGTGATCGAATTCGTAGTCTTGTTTTTACTCGTGATGCTGATGAAGCAGAAAAAATCGCTAAACAAGTTGAAGATGAAGAAAACCGAGATCCAGAACAGGATCGACCAACTTCAGATGAAGAACCTGAAAAAACTTCTGATGAAGAGGAAGAAGGAAAAACCAAAACAGGTGATGCAGCACTTCGTAGTGATATGCGAAAACTGATGAAAACTATGGATGCTTTCATTCGCTCACAGGCAAAAGATAAGACCAAGGATGAGGGTGAAGAAGGTAAGGAAACTTCTGATGAAGATGGCGACCCAAAAGAAACCAAAGATGGTGAAGATCTAACGGAACCGGGCGCAGGTAAAAAGCTTTCTGATGAAGGTGTTCGTACATATACAGGCGACTCTCTTACAGAAGTGTTGTCTCGTGCAGAAATCCTTTCACCGGGATTTCGTACCCCAACATTTGACAGTGCAAACAATGGCAAGGCTGTATTAAATACAAAGCGCCAAGTACTAAAACAGGCAGTTAAAACACAAGATGGATTAAGTGCAATCACACCATTTACAGGTGGTAGTACTGATTTTGACAAATTGCCAAGTCATACCATTGATGCTGCGTTTGTTGGAGCATCAGAACTCATTAAATTAAAAAATAATGCAAAAGGTATCCGCTCAGGCGTTTCAACTAAAGATTTTGGTCGTGCACCAATGAGCATTGCCGATATCAATGCAAAAAACCGCGAATTTTGGAATAAATAAGGACTCTATAATATGGGTAATTCATTTCTATACCGCATGCCTTCAGGCATTCCGGGTGATGTTTCTCGTAAATCACAATCAACTATCGAAGCACACCATTTAGGTGCTCAGTTTGCATCATGCGGATTGTTCGGCATCATTGATGCAAATGGTAGTTTTGTCCCGCCAACAGCAGACACAACCAAACCATACGGAATACTGGTTCGTGACTATCCATTTCAAGGTCAAGCAACATCACTCGGTTCATCTGCTCCAACATCAGGAACAATTAATGATGTTCTGAAACGTGGATACATGACTGTACTTAATAATGCGGGTGTTGCGAAAAAAGGTGCACCTGTTTATGTGCGTGTAGCTAATGACTCTGCTGCTAAGCCGTTAGGTGGTATTGAGGCTATTGCGACAACAAATGAGACCATTGCAGTTGATGCATATTTCATGGCTGATGCCGATGCTAATGGCAATGTAGAAATCGCTTACAACATTTAAAAAATACCAAATATGCACAGCACCGAAAGGTGCTTTTTTTATGTGCGGAGATAAATAAATATGGGTTCTTTAATTTTACCTAAAACTCGTGCTCAAACACGTGATTCGTGGCAGACGTTTGATGCTCAAACTGTTGATAGTGCAGGTGCTTTTGTTATTGGTGAGCTAGAGCGACTAGATCAGACCATGCATGATCCACTGGCATCTGTGACGTGGACTCGTGATATTGATTTACGTGAAGATGTATCGATTGCTGATGAGGTCTCATCATTTACTAACTCAACTTTTGCAGCTGCTGGTGGTGCATCGCCAAATGGTAAATCTTGGATTGGTAAAGAAACTGATGCAATTCATGGCTTAGCTTTGGATATTAGTAAAACAGCAAACCCATTAACTTTATGGGGGATGCAATTAGGTTGGACGCTTCCAGAGCTTGCATCTGCTCAACAAGTTGGCCGTCCAATTGATACGCAAAAATATAGCGGCATGATGCTGAAATATAATATGGATGTTGATGAGCAAGCTTATATTGGCGATGATATTTTGGGTGTCGAAGGCCTTGTAACTAGCAGCAAAGTTGGCTCAACCAATGTTCCTGTTGGGGCATCAGGTAAAGCTGACTGGAAGAGCAAAACTGCTGATGAAATTCTTGCAGATGTGAACTTGGTACTAAATCAATCATGGGTTGCAACAGGTTTTGCGATTGTTCCTGACAAGCTTCTAATTTCACCGACACAATTTAGCTTATTGGTTACTCGTAAAGTATCAGAAGCTGGCAATATTTCAGTTCTAGAATTTTTAAAAGCAAACAGCTTATCAAACAGTGCCAATGGCCGTCCTTTAGATATTCAACCATTGAAGTGGTTATCAGGTCGTGGGGTTGGTGGTACAGATCGTATGGTTGCTTACACAAAAGATAAAAACCGTGTTCGATTACCATTGGTACCACTACAACGCACACCGCTTGAATATCGCGATTTACGTCAGCTTGTGACTTACTATGGTCGTTTAGGTGTTGTCGAATGGGTATACCCTGAAACAGCATTCTATGCAGATGGTATCTAAGGAGTAAGACATGTCAAAAGTACAGATTCTCTTATCCAAAGATTTGCTGATCCATCTTTCTGCTGAAGATCCAGTCGAATTAAAGTCGGGGCTACAAGAGGTCGAGCAAGATATTGCCGACCATTGGTACGTCAAAGCGCATTCTCAGCCAATCACATCAGATGCAGTTAAGGACGATGCTCATAAAAAAGAGGTCGAATCTTTAAAGGCGGAACTTGCTGCTGCACAAAAAACGATTGCCGATCTGCAAAAACAAATCGAAGATACTAAGGCGAAGTAATCATGTTAACAGAATCATCTTTTCGTGAATCAATGCCGATGTTTGCAGATGTAAATGCTTACCCATCATCACAGTTTAATTTTTACCTAAATTACGGTGTGAAGTTGTTGCCTGAAAAACGATGGGATGATCTGTTGGATGAGGGATTAACCTTTTTTATTGCTCATTACCTAACACTATATAAACGCACAATGAGTGCTGCACTCATTGGTGCTGATACAGGAAAGGTTGTGGGCAATGAAACTTCCAAGTCTGTTGATAGTGTTTCTAAGTCAATGGATGTATCAGGCGTAACGCTTGATGATGCAGGGCAATGGAATCAAACAACATGGGGCATTCAATTTCTGCAACTTGCTAGAATGGTGGGTGCAGGTGGTGTTCAATTATGAGTAGTGTCACATCAACAGGTGTGGGGCTGATTGATATTTTAGAAGCAGTCTCACAACTCTCAAAAACAGATGTACTTGTAGGTGTTCCTGATAGTGGTGCTGAAAGAACAGATAGTGAATTAACCAATGCCCAAATTGGTTATTTGCTAGAGAATGGATCGCCAGCAACAAATTTACCGCCTCGCCCTCATTTGGTGAGAGGTGTTGAAGAGGTTCAGGGCTTTATTTCACAACAGCTTACAAAAGCCATAGATGCAGCGCTCGATGGCAACCAAAAGAAAATGTATTTCTATTTGAATACTGCGGGCATGAAAGCAATGAGTAGTGTTAAAAATATCATCAATGAAGGTGATTTTATTCCACTTGCACCCGCAACGATTCGTAATCGCTTATCTCGTGGTAGAACTTCAACAAAACCGCTTGTAGATACAGGTCAATATAGAAACTCTCAAACATACATTGTCATGGATGGGGATAAGGAGGTGAATCGTGCCCAATCTTGATGTGTCTGATGTATTACTTGATCCTGACTTTATGACGACTGATTTAATTTGCAATCGCATTCAGGTGGTTCCTCAACAGAATGGTACTGCTAGTACCTCACTACAAAGCACTCCATTTGCAGGTGTTGTGACGACAAATAATGGTCTGAATATGGATCGTAGAGAAGATGGTACTTTGATTAAAGGTGCTATTAACATTCATACACAGTTCAATCTCACTTCAGGTGATAGCTCGACTCGTGCCGATGAAATTCAGTGGCGAGGAAAGACCTATATTGTTTCACAGGTGCTCTCAAATGCTCACTTTGGACAAGGTTTTGTTAAGGCAGTTTGTGAGCTAAAACCACTTTCAGGATAGACCATGACAGACTCCACAACTGGTGGCTACATTGTGCCAACAGGTGGGGTTGCTTACGATCAAGAGTTAAGAGATATATTCCAAGCTTTCATTCGTGCAGTCGTTGCAATGGATGGCACTTTGGTTCGCCCACGATGGCAACAGGTTCCTTTACCTACACCTGACATCAATACAGATTGGTGCGCTTTTGGCGTAAAGGTTACAGAGCCAAACGATTCCCCATACTTTGAACAGCAAGATGATTCAGCCGTATCTATTCGGCATGAGTCTATACAAGTGCTGATTTCATTTTATGGCCCATCATCTGAAAGCAATATCAACTTACTCAAAGATGGATTAGCAATTCCACAAAATATCGCTCAACTCAGTCAATTTCAAATTAAGTTCGTTTCTGTTGATCAAATCATTGCTGCACCTGACTTTCTAAACCAACAGTGGGTGCAGCGGCATGACATGACCGCCACATTCAGACGCAAAACACAACGAACAGTTCCAATTCGCACATTTGAAAACTTTCAAATTAACTTAAAAAATAGCTAGGAGTCATCAATGACACTCCCTACTTCTAATGTCGTAAATGTCAGCGTTTCTATTGCTGCTTTAGCGGCAGGGCCACGATCATTTGGCTCTCTACTTATTTTAGGTACCACGCCAAACGTAATTAGTACAACTGAGCGTATTCGCCTATATTCAGATGCTGTATCTGTAGGCAATGATTTTGGTACAGACTCACCTGAATACAAGGCTGCAGTTGTTTACTTCTCTCAATCACCAAAGCCACGTACGTTATATATCGGGCACTGGGATAAAACATCTGCAACACCTGAAAAGGTTACTGATGCGGTATCTGCATGTTTGGACTCCTTAAAATGGTATGGACTTGTTATTGTAGATGATCTTGTTGATAGTGATGTTCTATCGGTTGCATCACTGATTGAAGCTGCAAGCCCGAGTCGTTTATATGGCCACACAACACAAGATGTAAATGTGCTTGATAAGACAAACACTGACAACATTGGTGTGAAGTTATCTAAAGCAGGGTATAAACGTACATTTTGGATTTACTCAAGTTCTACTAAATATGCTGATGTCTCAGTATTTGGTCGTGCCTTTACTGTGAATTTTGAGGGTACAAATACCACCATTACGCTAAAGTTTAAGCAACTACCTGGTATCACTCCTGAAGACCTGAAAGTTTCACAAGCAGCCAATATCACTGCAAATAATGGCAATGTCTTTGCTGAGTACAACAATGACACGGCAATTCTGCAAGAAGGCGTAATGTCTAATGGTTCATTCTTTGATGAAGTCCATGGTTTGGATTGGTACCAAAATGCCTTAGAAACCGCATTATGGAATCTTTACTACACAACAACGACCAAAATTCCGCAAACACCTGCAGGTGTAAATCGTCAATGTGCCGTACTTGAAAAAGTAAGTGAGCAAGGCGTTACCAATGGATTGCTTGCAGGTGGTGTATGGAATGGTGATGAGTTTGGAACACTTAAATCAGGTGACTATCTCACAAAGGGTTATTACGTCTTTGCCAATAGTTTGGATGATCAACTTCAAGCAGATCGTGAAGCACGTAAATCACCAGTATTCCAAATCGCCTCAAAACTTGCAGATGCAACACACTTTGCTGATGTGATTGTGTCAGTAAACCGCTAGGAGAAAAATAATGTCAACTTGGTCTTTTATGGACACACATGCCACATTGGTTAGCGATGATGGTTCGATTGACTTGGGTTATGGTGCTGCGATTGCAAAAGAAGGTATCACCATTTCCATGTCAGAAAACAAAAACACGATGACAACTGGTGCAGATGGCGAAGGGATGCACTCTCTACACTGTAGTAAGTCTGGGACAATTACAGTACGTCTTTTAAAAACATCTCCTGCAAATGCCAAACTGATGAATTTGTATAACACACAGTCGGCAAGTTCTAAAAAATGGGGAAAGAATAATTTTACTTTAAACAACGATGCTTCAGGCGATAACGTCACAGGCACCAAGCTTGCTTTTCAAAAAGCACCTGATTACAACGCAGCAGAAGATGGTGCAACAGTTGACTGGGTGTTTGATGCAATCAAAATTGATATGAAATTGGGTACATACGAGTAATTAAATATGATGACTTTAGAAATTGGCGGACAAATGTACGCGATTCAAAAGCTAAATGCATTTGATCAACTACACGTATCAAGAAAAATATCACCGATGACACCGCATATCATTCCTGTGATTTCTGAAATTATGCATGGTGGTTTGGTTAAAACACTAAAGAAAATTGATGAAGAGCTAGATATTGAAAAGCTTGATATTAATAACATTGATGACTTGCTTAACAAAGTTGATCTCAAATCCCTAAATGGTTTATCAGGTGCACTATCTCCACTCACAAAATCATTTGCCGAGCTTCCTCAAGAAGATGTGGACTATGTGATTCACAAGTGTTTATCAGTTTGCACTCGAAATGGTGCAAAGGTTTGTCAAAACAATACAATCATGTTTGATGATTTGGAGTTGGGGCAGATGCTTGCACTCGTTGTTGCGGTAATTCGTGACAGCATGGGAAATTTTATTCAAGGGCTGTTTACCAAGGCGAGAGCTTTGCAGGAGCAGTCCACGTAAATTATAAAAGCTTGCCTGACGGTGAAGATTGGTTATTAAGACCGGTCATGAAAGGCATGTGTAAGTTTGAGTCATTAAAAGATGGAACTATCGATTTACATGATATTTCATTAATGAATGATGCTTTAGATGTTGTTGCTGACAATGAATACCTTGTTGAAAAAGCAAGGGAGAGAGAAGCAGCGAACAAGTAGTTTGACGACCACCTTCGGGTGGTTTTTTTACGGGCGATAGATATGGCACAAGCAGCTACAATTAAAGACTTCCTCGTTGCATTGGGATTCAAAACAGACAATGCAGGCCTTGCGAAGATGCAAGGAGCATTACAGGGTGTTGAGCTTAAAGCTAAATCCCTCAATATGGCTTTAGGTGCGCTTGCTGTTGGTGCTGTTCTCGCAGTCCGTCAAACGGCAAGTGAACTCGATAAACTCTACTTCTCATCAAAACGTATAGGTGCAAGTGCTGAAAACATTAATGCGTACGGTAATGCTATTTCTCAAATGGGTGGTAGTGCAGAGGACGCGATAGGCACTTTAGAAAGCCTTGCTGAGAAAATGCGTAACTCTCCCGGATATGAGGGAATGCTTAATAGTCTTGGTGTAAAAACCAAGGACTCAAATGGTGCATTGAGAGATCGTGTTGAAGTCATGAAAGACCTAAGCACAACCCTTGCTAAAATGCCGTCATATCAAGCTAATGCCTATGCAAATTCTTTGGGAATAGATCAAAAAACACTTTTAGCCATGCGTGATGATAAATTCATCGGCAATATGGAGAAGTACCAAAAGATTCAAAAAGAACTTGGTATGAATGACAAACTTGTGAAGTCTGGTAACGATTTCATGAGTGAATACCGTGATTTGTCTATGATTACTAAGACAGGGTTTCAAGTCATTGTTATGCAGGTCGGTAAGGCGCTTATTCCAGTGCTTAAAGGTTTGAATCACCTTGTTCTTATGGGGGTACATGCCTTTAGTCAGATGAATCCTAAAATTAAAGAAGGTTTGGTGATTGGTCTTCGGTTTGCGCTACTGGCTACAGTATTCAGTAGTGTGGCAAGAGCATTTGGCTTGTTCCTTCTGTTCATAGCACCATTGAAATTCTTTATTCGCCTTCTTGGTTTATTGCGGGTTGCCTTCCTTGCCACACCACTCGGTATTATTGCTGCTTTAGCTGCAGGAATCCTTGCACTCTATGATGATTACAAAACATGGAAAGAGGGCGGAAAGTCTTTTCTTGATTGGTCTCAATGGACAAAAGAGATTGATTGGGTAACCCAAAAAATTAAAGATTTTATGGATTTGATTTCCAGTCTGACTGGTAAGGCAATTGAGTTTGTTCAAAAGCTTGTACATGACCCAAAAGGTACACTCAAGGATATAAAGGACGGCACAGTTCATTTAGCACGTGATTTTATAAACTGGACAAGAGGTACTGCTCATGCTGCGGTTGGTGGGGTGAAAGGTGCTGCAACCCAATATAGTCAAAATTACACAAGTAAAAACTTTACCAATGAAAAGGCGAAAGTAATTCAGGAAACAGCGAAAAGAATAGGTGTTGATCCAAATGATCTAGCTGCGGTAATTTCATTTGAAACAGGTGGAACATTCAGTCCTAGTGCAAAAAACAAAAAGTCATCGGCTACAGGGTTAATCCAATTTATGAAAGGTATTGGTGGCGTGAAAAATAAGTACTATGGCATGACTCGTGATCAATTCTCATCATTATCTTTTGCTGAACAAATGAAATATGTCGAGCGGTATTATAAGGAGAGAGGATTCAAAGAGGGTGGATCATACTCTGTTGGAGATGTTTATGGTGCTGTTACAGGTTGGGGGTATAAAAAAGCGACAGCAGCATATGATTTAAACAAAGTTTGGGACTCAAATCACGATGGTATAATTACCAAAGGGGAAATGGTGCAGAATCCATCCTTTAAGGCTCATCAAAGAAGTTACTTCTCCAAGCCCAACTTTGGTATTGGCAGTCCGCAAATAAATAGTTTTGCTCCACCAAGAGGTAATCCTAATAAGTCACAAATAAACTCTACTAAATCATTTGCATCTAATGTTACTATTCATCAAGAATACAATACAACAATGACAGTGAATGGCGCTAAAGATCCACAAGAGTCTGCTAATGCTGTAAAGAGAAGCCAAGATAATGCCAAGATATTTCTAGCACGAAATACTAGGGGCGTAATGGCTTAAGGTGAACAATATGAAATACTATCTTCTAGCACTACTCCTTTGCGGGACTAATGTATTTGCACATGATTTTCCAAATAAAAAAGGCATATGTACTTTCAATGGAAGTGAGCCAACACCGTGCACTATCGAAAATGGTGGCGGTGCTGGAGGTAGTTATTACATTTTAAAATCAAAAAAAGATTCTATTTATGTCGAAAGCGATTGTTCTGGTGATAACTGCGCACTATCTATAGGTGCAAATTCTGATAATACTGTGGATGCCAAAGAGTTTAAAAAAGATGGTTTTTACTGTACATCTAGTAATGATAATAAATTAACTGGATGCTTTAAGACAACATGAGAAAAATAATTACTGCATTAATAGCTATCTTACCAACCCTATCAAATGCTGATTTTAATCAATCTCAAAAGCTCTTACTTATGAATGATATGGAGGCTTGGCTCTCATCAGGGAGTTCGCTTTTTAATTGGTCAGGTATTGCTCAGAAAGATATTTCACTTGATCCGGGTATTGAGTCCCCAATAGAAGTTTTTGCAAACTTTCAGAAAAATTCATTTTCATCAGAAAAGATGTACCGTCAAAAATATCAGCGAATAGTTGGTAATTTTGCAAGCATTCAAAAAGATAGCTATGGCAATCCTATAGGTGTTTTTGATGTTGGATATTTAAATCACTTATACATTAGTGGCCTAACAAGGAATGAAGCTGAAGACATAGATTTAAGCAAACCTATAGCATTAATGTGTAAAAGTGTAGTTGAACAAGATGGTGATTTAATAGCTAGATGCTCAATGTTTAAAAGCCCAACAAGAATGTTCTCTGTAGATTATTTTCAAGATCATCTAAATGATTTCGCACTAGATAAAGTAAGTAAGATTGTTGCATCAAATGAAAAATTAGCCTCAATTATGAAAACAGCATCAGAAGTCGATTTGGGGAGTGATTGTGATTTAATAGACAGTAAGAACTATAGCTACTGTCTATCAAAGACTGAGAAAGAAGTTGGGAGTAGACTAAAAAGAGATTAGTTGTTATGCCTAATTGTTGTCGATATATGTAGAGTTTCGCTTGGATCAGTACTGTTTGCAATACTTTGTTGTTTCTGCTCTTGCGCCATTTATTTTTGCAGCTTATATTTAATACATATTTTTTGAGTAATTATTCATGATAAATAAGAAGTTATTGACAATTGCATTTGTAGCATTAGCTTCATCATTTACTTTTGCAAAAGAAACAAAACAGCTAGAAACTTTTAGTAGTGCTGAGAACTTGCAACAAGAGTTTGATAATAATCAAGAACTATTTATGCAAAAATACAAAGATAAAAGAATTGAAATTAATAGTATTACACTGACTAAAATTACACCAAACGAAGGCAGTATAACATTAGTTAATAAGCAAAAAGCAGCTCACATGTATGCACTTGAAGCTTCTACAGATAACCCAAGTAAGCCAATATTTTTAAATGCAATTGACTATAGAAATGCTGATTCTGATGACTATAATCTCAGTCAAGATGGGGGCGTTACTGTAAAAGTTATTTGTAATAGTTTGTCAACTGTGAGTGTAAATGTCTTAAATTTAAATAACTGCACTGTCATGTAGTTGTTTTGCTATAGATCTATAGTATATTTCTTAGTTAGTATTATTTGTTATAATCATAAAATAAGTTTTACATAGATATCTATGTGATGTGTTTTTAAAAGAGGGAGATTATTATGACTTATCTAAGTGCATTTGCATCTGGTGTCATATCTGCTTTTGATATGTTTCCTCAGAAAAAGAACTATAAAGCACGAGTACTAAGAGCTAGAGAAACATCACCAGGCAATGCATACTCTGTTGTATCTGTTCAGCAAGAGAGTGTTCATGCAGTTGTTGCTTTTCAACAGGAGAGCTTCCAAACTCTATTGACTAAGAATCTAAGCTCAGAGTTAAAGAATCAATATGGAAAAAGATGAAAATAGCTTTGAGATTGATGGAGGCTTCCAAAAACTAGATGATAATGAATACATCAAGCCACCACGCATGCCAAACCAAAAGCATCATACACTCCATGTTGAACAACATACAGTAAGATCCCCTTATCTGCCGCCTAACATCCTTAAACAATATGATGAAATATATCCAGGGATGGCTAGAGAATTAATGAGTTTAACATTTGAGCATCAAAGATTTTCTATGGAGAAGTCTAGGCATGAAATGGAAATACAAAAACTAAATCACACTGAAAATATAAAAATTAATGATGCCAATATTGCTGAAATGAAAGCAGTATCTGAGCTGCGTAAAGGTGAGCTACGGATAAAATCTATAGGTCAGTGGTTTGCTTTGCTCACAACATTATCTTTGTTGGGAATATCAGTTGTTTTTGCAAGTATGGGTTACCCTTTACTTGCAACTGCATGCATAGGAATAATTGTTTCGCTCGCTATTGTTATGTTTTTACAAAAAAACAAAAAAGATGATGATAGTTAATTCAAATTATTTATTAAATTAAGTAATCGAAGCCACCCTTTATGGGTGGTTTTTTATGCCCAAAGAAAAACCCCTGATGTTGGTCGCATCAGGGGTTTTTGTATTTCAACTTGAACAGACAAGAACAAGAGGAAAATAAATATTCATGTCTAAAAGTATAGCAGTAATTCTACATAAAGTAGAGGTGATTATGGAAAAACATGGATTTTGGAAAGTAACAGGAGTTTGCTTATTTGCAATTCTCTTATGGCAAGCGCCAAATATTATTAATGCAATTGCTAAATTAATAGAAGTTGTGAAGTAAAAATTAGCATCTGAATGGTGTTTTATAGGTGAAATATGGGAATAGAGTCTTTACTAAGTTCAGCTTACAGCACTGCTTCGAGCTCACCTTATACAGAGAAAGCTGCCTCTTTATTGCTTGCCGGCAAAGGTAGAACAATCATGGGGTTGTTTGCCGATGTAACTATTGAAGAAAAGCATAAAGATGAAGTGCAAATTACAGAGCACCCGGTTGAAACAGGTTCTCCAATCTCTGACCATGCCTACAAAATACCGCCTGAAGTCTCAATTAAGGTAGGTTGGTCTGAAAGTGCTGGTCGCTTAAATAGTCTAGTTGGTGATTCATTGCTGTCAGGGAGTACGGGCCTTGTCGCAATATATGAAGTACTCCAAACACTTCAAGATAAATACACACGCCTTATCGTTTCTACAGGCAAGCGACTGTACACCAATATGATTATTAAAACGCTTGAGTGTACAACGGATCCTGAAACAGAAAATGTTTTGATGATTGATATCACATTTAAAAAAGTGAATATCGTGAAAACCTCAGAAGCAACAGTACTCTTAGAGCAACAATCCGATCCATCTAAGACCTCTCAGGTTCAAGACAATGGAACGGTACAAAAGCAAGCAACAAATGAGTCTTGGTTATCTCAAATGATGGGTGGGGCTAAAGGCGGTGCATACACATTGCTTAATCCTTTTGGGAGTTAGTTATGGCTTATTTTAATATCCCACTCACTAGCAACAACCAAAAACTGAATGTGGTTTTGGGAAGTACAACTTATAAACTCCGCTTAATCTATCGTTCACAAAAATGGTTTCTAGACATATTGGATACTGCTGAAAATCCATTGGTGCTAGGAATTCCAATGGTGATGGGTGATGATTTACTTGTTCAACATCAGCATGTTCTACCAGGCTCTTTATATGTCGTCAATGTGAATGATAGTGAAGCACAAAACTTTAGTGATTTGGGCGATAAAATTACCCTGTACTGGAGTGATAGCTAATGGAGCAATGGATTCGGCAATGTAGGCTTACTGTTCAAATCAATAAGGATCAGCCACAAGCACTTGATCTATCCGAGTTTAGAATTGTATTCCATGTAGCACAGCCAACAACGGAACAACCCAAGTACGCTGAGATATATATTTATAATATGTCTCACAAAACAATGAATACGCTTGCAGGTGAGAATAGTCAAAATAAGGATACTCAAGTCATTCTTGAAGTTGGCTATAAATCAGGGCCATTAGAAACTCTATTTAGAGGGACATCATTTCAGTTTAGAAAGGGTCGAGACAACCAGACAGATACTTGGCTATGTATTCTTGCTCAATGTGCTGATACGGTAAAAAGCGCTGCTGTTGTAAATAACTCACTGCCAGCAGGAACATCACTCAATGACATGCAGCAGTTCATTCTTCAGCAATACAGTAGCTATGGTATTGATATTGGTGAAACGCCTCAATTAGCTGAACAAAGATACCCAAGAGGGCGAGTGTTTTTTGGGTCTTTAGATCGTCATGCCAATCAATTCTATAAAGACAATAACACCAGTTGTTCTGTAGATGACGATACTTTTAACGCTATTCCACTCGGTAAATATAGTGTCATTCCGATGCTGTCTCTGAATAAAGAGAACGGAATGATCGGCATGCCAAGGCTCACAAGTGAAGGGGTGCAAGTAACTTCACTGATTAATCCTAAGTTCAAACGTAATGGTCGAATACAGATTGATTTATCAAATCTACAGACAGAAAGTTACGATGTGCAATATGGACAACAGGGTGTTGATCAGCCATTTAAAAACCAAAACCTAGCAACCAATGCTCAAGGGACATTTATTATTGTTTCTGTAGAGCACTATGGCGATATGCGTGGTGATGAATGTTACAGCACACTTATTTGTGTCGGTGTTGATACAGTTGTTCCAAAATCAGGTCTATTGATATCGGGAGTAGATGACAATGGCACTTAGTTATGAAGAACAAGCCCCAACACATCTCAATATCATTAAAGAGTCGATACGAGATGAGATAGCACACCTGTGGACTTGTTTACCTTGTGAGGTCATGTCTTATAACCCTGATAATGTCACAGTCGATGTTCAGCCATTGATTAAGATTCCAATTAGACAGCAAGATGGCAGTATTCAAACAGTCAATTTACCAATGCTACTTGATGTGCCTGTGATGTTCACTTGTGCGGGTGGTTTTACTATTACCCATCCTATTCGAGAAGGTGATGAGTGTCTCGTTAATTTTGGCGATAGAAATATTGATCTGTGGTGGCAATCAGGTGGTATACAAGACCCATTTGACATGAGAAAGCATGACCTATCAGATGGTTTTGCATTCTTTAGGCCACAATCTCAGCTTAATAAAATATCTGATATATCAACAGATAATCTAGAAATTAGAACTGATGATGGTAGTTGCAAGATACAGATGACTCCAAACGGTGAGATTAACTTCTTTGGTCAAAAAGCAACATTTAACTGCCCTGTAGAGATGACTCAAACTCTGACTGTAACAGGCATTATTAAATCACTTGCTGATGTGATTGCAAAAACAATCAGTCTGTTTAGTCATAAGCATGGTGGTGTTCAAGGCGGTGGATCAACCAGTAGTGGGCCACAATAGTTTTAATCAAGATAGAGGGGCGCGAAAGCGTCTTTTTTTATGCGTTATAGAAAGCAAGATCAAGACGGGGACCACGTATTTGGTTCTAGTGCAAACGACTTCTATGTTGATTCTGCTGAAGCGGTTGCACAATCAGTAAAAACACGGCTCAACCTTTGGATTGGGGAATGGTTTGCAGATACTTCAGATGGTACGGGTTGGAATCAAGCCGTACTTGGCAAGAAAGCTGGGAACTTATACGAGCTAGCACTTAGACAGCGTGTTTTGGAAACGCAGGGTGTTTTGAGTATTGAGGACTTTGAAAGCCAAACTGATCCAAACATAAGAAAGCTTACAGTCACCATGACAATAAACACGATTTATGGCACATATTCATTGGATGAGGAAATTAACAGATGACGTTAACCACGATAGCTCCTCAAATTACGGACTCAGGTGTATCTGCACCTACTTACTTTGAGGCGCTAGATTATCTAAAAGACCAGTATAAGGCTATTTATGGTGATGATGCCTACTTAGAAAATGATAGCCAAGATGGACAGTGGCTTGGTGTGATTGCTCGTGTTGTCTCAGACTGTGGTGCTGCATGTGTAGATGCATATTCAACATTCTCACCAAAAACAGCTACAGGTGATGCACTCTCAAGAAATGTCGCGATTAACGGCATTAAACGTGCACTACCTACTTACTCAACTGTTGATCTGACCATTACGGGCACATCAGGAACAGTGATTACGAATGGCTATGCAGTGGACAAGAATAACAATCAATGGATATTACCAGCAACAGTGACTATCCCATCTAGTGGCTCAATTGTAGTGACTGCAACAGCATCTCAAGCAGGTGCAATATTGGCAATGGCTGGATCAGTAACAACCATAGGGAAGCCAACAAGAGGGTGGCAGAGTGTAACAAATGTTGCATCATCTACACTCGGAACAGCAGTAGAGCAAGATGCTCATTTAAAGCAGCGACAAGCCTTATCAGTTGCAATCCCATCTCAGTCTAAAACAGACAGTATTAAGGGTGCTTTATTCAGCCTCGCAGGTGTATCACGCTGTAAAACCTATGAGAATGATACCAAGCAAACCAATAGCCTTGGATTGCCTCCAAATACGTTATGTGTAGTGATTTCAGGCGGCGACGCAAATGCTATCGCTCAGACCATGCGCTCTAAGAAGTCATTGGGTTGTGGGTGGTATGGCAATACCAGTGTTTCTGTCAATGACAACTTTGGTGAGGCTGTCATCGTACAGTTTTATCGACCAAATGTTAGAAGTATCGGTTTTATCATTGGCGCTCAAAGCACTGTGGACTACACGAGTGATATTGGCGATTCAATCAAGCAAGCAATAGCTAACTATGTGAATCAGCTAGACATTGGTGACAAGATTGCACTCAATAAAATCTATGTTCCTGCGGGTCTGTACGGTGGTCTTGATTCAATGACCTACGATATTTCATCAATCATTATCACAGTTGATGGACAGCAGATTTCCGGTGACTTCTTATTAAGTTTTAATGAAGTGGCATATTGTGAAACAAAGAACATAGATATCAGTATCGCAGGGGGGTAAATGGACTCATCAAGTTTCTTATCTCTCATTACAAGCCAGCACCGACCACAACCAAAATTTAATGCAGCAGTTCGAGCATCAATTGAGCCGATTATAGATGTTATTAACTGCTTGCAGTCAATGAATGGGAGGTTTGACTTAGCCACTGCAACAGGGGATCAATTACAGATTATTGCAGATTGGGTCGGTGCACCAAACGCGATACCTAATGCAATTCCTATTCCGTTCTTTGGTTTTGATGATCAAGACGGGTCATTACCTTTTGGCGAGCTAGATGATCCTACAGTCGGTGGTTACTGGCGTGAGTCAGGTATGAATGACTCCACAGCAAAGGTTATGGATACCGGTCTATTTCGCAACGTAATTTATGCCAAGATTCTTTTAAATCAGTCGGACTGCTCTGAACAATCTGCAATTGATATCTTGTCATTAATTCTAACTAAAAAATTCAAATTTACAGATAACCTGGATATGTCAATCACATTCACCTTTCTTGATAGCTATGAGGCATGGGAAAGAGAGCTCGTGAGAATGATGTTTCCATTGCCTTCGGGCGTAAAACTAATATTCGAGGGTGAAAATGAGTATTGATAAACTGCCTGATTTCGCTACTGACCCTACTGCATCAAAGGGTACTGATAATCTAAATCTGCCACTTGGATTCCCATCACGTATACGTCCAGCTAGACAATGGTTTAACTATTTGTTCAATGCAACTTTCTTAAAGATAAACGAAGTTATTGATAAGAAACTAGACAACTCAGCAACAGTTAAAGTGAGTGGTGCGGTCAATGGTTCAGCAGTATTTGATGGCTCATCTACAGCCAATATTTCAGTGAGTGCCAATACTGATGCTCTGAGAGTGGTCACAGGCAATAACTACACCATCACCTATGATGATGCACGACGTATAGCAATCATTGAAATGTCGCTTTGGACAAATGATAGTGTTGTTAACCAGACGACTGGCGATAATGGTCGATCAAACTGTCGAGTTGCTACTTTTGCTCTACCAATTACATTAAAAAAACGCATGTCCTCATCAATCAAATTAAGTGAGGAAGGTGCAACGGCAGAGTATTTCCTAGAAGCGATGGAATGGCTTGTTAATGTGATGTATGACGGATATCGAGGTACAAGTGCACAGACACAATTATGTGCTCGATTTAGTAGATGGACTGGCATGAATGATGAGCCAATTACCGCTAAAGCTATTGTTGTGGGAATATTTTAATGGACAATGTATTTTATTTTGCAAATGTAGACAAGCAAGCACTAGATATTCGACAATCTGATGCAGATCTAGGTGATGGCTATCAACTCATATCTTCTGATGAGCACGATAAGCTATATACGGCAATTAACAATCAGTGTGTTTTTTTTAAAGATTTAACGATATCTACACCAAGACCATCAGCATATTCAAAGTTGGAAAATGGTGTATGGGTTGACTCTAGAACAGATATACAAAAGAGAGAGGATTATTTGGCAACACTTAGTCCTCTAACTCAACGTCAATTTAAGTTGGCTCTTTTACAGAACAACCTCTTGGATAAAACCGAAGCAGCAATTAATGCTATTTCTGATTCTACCAAGAAATCTCAAATCAATATTGAATATAACTATGCGGGTTCATTTGAAAGACAAAGCGACTCTGTGCTCTATATGGTAAATCTGTTGCAATTAACTGACGATCAAGTTGACCAAATGTGGCAACAGGCTATGAAACTATAAGGAATTATAAAGATGGCAACGAACTGGAATACGATCTTAAGCAACACTAAAAACTTAAATGATGTATTGGCTATTTTAAGAAAAATATTGGGGCAGACAGATAAATTATCCGAATTAGATATTGATGGGATATTAGCAAATATTGATTCTCAGGTGAATCAAGCAACAAGCAATTTTGACTCAAAACAAGTTGATGCACTTAATCAGTTAAAAGAAACACTTGAGGTGGCTAAGGCAGCAGGTGCTGGTGCAAATGGTTGGATTACAGATATTGTCGCAACAAAAATTACTGATGCCCAAACACAAGACCTATTCAACCAAAAGGGTGTGACTACCGTCGAAAGTGTTGCAGATTTAGCGGGTTTAGATGCTTGGGAAGGTAGAACGGTAAGTGTTAAAGGGTACTATAAACCAACTAGCTCATTGCCAACTTATAGAGGTGGTGGAACCTTTACATATAGAAGTGCTCTTAGTAACCAAAATGATAATGTCACTATTATTAATGGCTGGGCTCTCCACCTAGATAGCCATAACACCATTAATGCTTATCAAGCTGGCGCATATGGTGATGGGGTTACTGATGACCAGCCATATATCGAAAGATGTTTACAGGCAATTTATAAGCTTGGTTTTGGTGAAGTACAGCTAACAAATGGTAAGTTTTTAGTCAACCGTCAAATGGCTTCCTCTTATAATAAAAGTTACCCTTCAATTATAGAGCTCGCATCAAACATGAATTTCATGGTTGATAAAACAGCAACGCTTATCGTTGGTTCAAATTTTGATTACAACAAGCCCAATGCCCCTCATCTTATCCTTTTTGGACTTCATTCAGATGCAAATAAAACATGGGTTGGTGGTGGAAGTGATGTAGAGGCAACTGCTGTAGATAATGTATCAATTTATGGCGGTGGTACCATAGATTTCACGCAATCAGGAAATATGGGTACAACGGCTTATCAAACTCGTTATGCTCTATTAATGGTTCGTAGCAGTAATATTTTAATTGATGGATTGACCTTTGTTGGCAATGCTACAAATGGCGATTTAACAAATGCAATTGGCAATTTAACTAATAAGATCTATGGTGATAATGTTGTTGTCTCCAACTGTACATTTAAGAACTTAGTCTGCAATAGTACAATTAACACTGATCATTCATCAGTTTATATTCTTGCAACCAATGCAATTGGATACAACAATAATTTTATTTCAGATCAAACAGTATGTCCAAAAATGTCTCTTATTGGGTCGGTATGGGAAGCACATAACTTTGGACATAAACTTTATAATAACTACGTGAGTGGTTATAAAAACTCTATGATTGTTGCGTTTGAAACACGTGAGCATTATGACCCAAGTGGTCAAAAAGGCGGCATACATTTCTATGATAATAAAATACATACCATGTGTAATTTTATTCAATTTGATATGGCTCAAGAATTTACGAATATTAAACCAATTTTGATCCATGATAATGAATTCACATCATGTCGTTATCTAACGTCAAATGAGCAGGGTATGACATGGTATAATAAGCAAAGCTCTAGATTATGGTTTAATGTTTATAATGCCAACACTCAGACGACACAAGCAAGTTCAGAGCTTATTGCAATCTACAACAATATTATTGCAGAAGATCCAACAAATTATGACTATAGCTTTTCTTCGAATTTCTCTACTGGAAGTACAAGCTGTTTAATAGGTATTAGTGACAATAGCTTTGTTCCTAAGAATCTAACTTTTAGAGACAATTTAAAAATTCAAGTCTATAGCATAGCCAATTTCAGCACATTGAACTCAGCAAGAAATATTGTCGAGGGATTTAATTTCAAAGAAAGTAAAGTTGATATGAGTATGTTCACAACAACTAAAACACCTTTCGATTTCCATACACGTTATATGGATAATGCTGATATTAATATCACCTTAGATAATTTCAATATGTTTAAGCTAAGTTGGGATACTCCTCTTGTAAATGTAGGTTTTGACTGGGGGGATGCAGGAACATCAAGTAGTTTTGTGCTGAATATTACACGTGGTTTAAATGGGATTCTCTATCCTATGGCATTTGACTCAAAACAAGTTGCTCGACAAAACTTTTTTAACTACCCATCGCTAATGAGAATTACAGCAACAGCCATCAGTACAAGTATGAACTTAGTAAAGTATATGAATACACAAGTGAGCAATACTAACTATAATTCATATATACCAGGAATTACCGATGCTAAAGTTGCTTACAATAATGGTGATGATATTAAGAATGGACTTGCAACACCATCACTATCTCGTACAGGAAACAATGGTGAGCTATCAGGTATAGGTACATGTACAACAATCCCTAGTTCACCTATTACATACGATATATTTATGCAATTAAGTAATAATAATATCTAGTCAATTAGTTAAATACGAAACCGCTCTATCTGAGCGGTTTTTTATTGCCTAAAAATCATAAATCAGAGGGAAAAATGTCGGATCAACAACCACTTGTCGATGCAGCAAGTTCAGTTATTGCTAGTAAATCAACAACACTCACAAGCTCAGCAACTACGGTTGGCTCTGGCTTTATCGCACTCATTTCACACCACGACCTGATAACTATCATCACCACATGCACGACGGTAGGTGGTTTTTGTATTGCGGTTATCAGTGTTTGGTCAAATTGGCGCTTTAGAAAACGGGAAGAAATACGTGCTGAAGAGCGTCATCGATTAGAGATGCAGAAACTACTCAAAGAGTCTCAGGAACTGGAAAATGGAAAATAAACATAAGATTATTATAGGTCTACTCACTGCATCAAGCGCACTGTTTTATGGTGTACGAACTGATGAAGGTTTTACCTCCAAACCTGTTCGGCCAACGCAAGGTGATGTACCTACCATCGGCCACGGCACCACGGTCTATCCAAATGGCAAAGCAGTCACCATGCATGATAAACCAATTTCAAGACAAACTGCCGACTACTACTTAAAAGACCATATCTCAAAAGTAGAGAAACAATTCAAACAATCCATTCCGAATGTAAAACTCGCTCAAAGCGAGTATGACGCTTACATCGATTTCGTGTACCAGTTCGGTATTGGCACTTTCAATCAGTCCTCAATCAGAACCAACTTACTTCAAGGCAATTACGTCCAAGCCTGTAAAGCACTTCTGAAATATAAATACACCGCAGGGCGTGACTGTTCAATTCGATCTAATAACTGCTATGGCGTGTATGTACGTCAAAATAACCGTTATGAGAAATGCATGGAGGCAAACCAATGACTTATTTATTACTTGCTTTGAAGTACTGGCGAGAGTGCTTCATTGCATTACTCGCTTTTTTAATTCTGTGCTTACTTATGATTTTGAATCATAAAGATGAAGTGATTGAAAAGCAGAAGCAAGAGCATATTGCTTATATACAGGAACAAAGACAGAAATATTTAGAAGCTGCTCAACAACAGCAAATCGAAATGAACAAGGTGAGTGCAGATTATGAAAAGCTTAAAGCTGAGCAAGCAACAAAAGTTGAATACGTCACTAGGACAATCAATAAATACATTGATCGCCCTGTCTATCGTAATGTGTGCATCGATGACGATGGTCGGGTGCAGCTCAATGACCTCATCAAATCAAGTCAAACCACCAGTACAGATACCAAGTAACTTATTACAGCCTTGTCCTGATCTTCAAACGTTAGATGAAAATACAGGAAAGGCGTGGATTCTTTGGTCGGTGGATACGGTGAAGAAATATAATGACTGCAAGTACAGGCATGATGCACTCATCAAGACACAAGGCGTTTGGTTGACAAATCCCATCTTTAGCAATAAATCTTGGTTGACAAATGTGTGATTTAGCAATAATTGTCAAAACCCTACTAAAAAATTGCGTATGATGTATGTTTTCTCATGTTTTGCTGCATAAAAACTGTAATACTAAAATCAATCATCTAGCATCTTAACTATATCTGAGACATTAGGGTTGTAATAAGTATTTACTAACACTTTAATTGTCTTGTGGCCTGTTATTTTAGCTAAAACCTCAACAGGTAGCTTTCTTGCATTTACTAGCCTTGTAATAGCTTCGTGTCTAGTATCATGAAAGTGTAAATCATCCAAGCCAACTTTGGCTTTTGTTCTTTCAAATTGAAGCCTAAAAGCATTTTCAGTTAATGGAATCAGTCTATTGTCATTATGAGTTATAAGGGATAATAACTGCCGTGCTTGCTTAGTAAGGGGCACATCACGACTTTCACCATTCTTTGTGTCTTCAAGATGGATATGATCGTCAAATATATGACTCTTGCGTATTGCCAATATTTCACCACGTCTCATTGCAGTTTCTAATGCAAATAAGAATGCCCATGCAACGTATTGACCACTGGTCTTTGGTGAGCTTCCGACTTCGTAATTAAAACTCTCTAATAGAAGTTCGATTTCACTCTGAAGTATTCGTCTATTCCTAGCTTTTGGTCTTTTTGGTTTCTTAAGACCAAAGAATGGATTTGTATCAAGTAAAAACAGTTCTTTGTGAGCATAAGTGAATACTGCACTGTAGAGAGAAATTTCCTTTAGTACGGTTCCATCAGATACTTCTTTTTGTCTTTTATTGCGCCAGTGCGTTAGATCTTGTGCAGTAATATCCAGGATATTCTTTTGAGCAAGGCTGCCAAACTTTTTATCAAAAGAGGAGAGTTGTTCTTTGATGTATTTTTTAGACTTTGTATCTTGACCATGTGCTTTGTAATACATGGAAAATAAATCTTGAAAAGTTGTAACGACTTTCTTTTTTTCTTCGATTTCTTCTTTTGGGGTAGAGTTTGCCTCGATAGTACGATTCATCGCCCAATGTAAACATTCTTGAGCAGTATCACGAGTACAGTATTCTCGTTTACCGTGAACAGTAATTGAGATAGACCAACTATTTCCACGTTGACGAGGCTTAGGTAATTTCACGCCTAAAAACTCCAT